TTCTAATCGCTTCTCCAGAATCAAGACCTTGTGGCTTTTGGCTGGATGCTTGGAGTGCCGAAACTCCGGATTGCTGGTAGCCATATTGTATTAGCTTATCCCTTTCCGCATAGAGTTCAGGAGCATTACAGGGCGCTACCTCATAGGAGGGTTTAACACCACGGTACTTAACGATAACGCCGACTTCATTGTTATGGTGAGCAGATACGACTTTAGAGCCGTCTTCCTGGAACACCCGTGGGACGCCTACGAGTTTAATGGCTCGGGCGATAGTGTATAGGATGCTGTTTAATTCAATTTGAGTGCCAGTTAACTGCTCAGCGACGCCTTGTGACCAGAAACCTAGTTGGCGTGGCGAGTAGTGGATAAAAGAGAAAGGAAAACGGTCTTTGTCGTATTCTTCGTCTAATAAACTACCGGATGAGCAAGCCAGCATATGGCGGCCATCTTTCATACCTTTACCTGAGGGCAAAGACCATCCTTCTACGACCATCACTAGGTCTGAGACGCTCTTAGAGCTATCTTGACCTGAGTCTGGATAGGCTTTAGCGGCCGTCTCAATCTCTGTGCGGAACTTAGGGAAGTTGGCTAATAGAACTTCACGATCAACCAGCTTAACGCGGTGTAGGCGTCTGGGTTCTCCATACATAGCCTCATTAGGGTCTATAAGGAGTTCTGTAAGGAGTACGCGCTCTAGGCCTACACGTTGGTCAGGTGTCTCAAATACATGCATACACCCGGTGCCTTGGATTAGAGCGTCTCTAAGGACTGTAGTGGCACGCTCATATGCTTTAGTGGAATAGAACTCGCCTAGGATGAAGTTATTAAGCTTCTTAGATAAGTTACGTTGCTTATAGTCGCTATTGTCGGTAAGGAACACTGGTTGGGGACGGCTTTGGCTAATGCGGCTTACCAGGGTGTCGGTAACTGATTGCACCAGGTTAAAGGTGGGGCGCTCTTGAGGTAGGCCTTGGGCTTGATCAATCTTATTGAGGTTTTGACCTGCAAAACTATAAAGGCTTTGGTTGCCGTATAGGCGTGCATATATGGCAGCTTGACGGTAGCGATAGCCTTGGGACTCTTTAAGGTACACCGCTGTGGCTACCATGGCCTGAGCGGCTTTGTCTTCGTCCTTAACATCCCACCACTTTTGAAGGGTTAAACCCTCTTGGTCTGGGCGAGTCTTGAACTTAACATTAGACTTATTCTCAGGTGCCTTAGAAATCTTCATTATTGTTGCTCAGCAATCTGTCCAGTAGCACTGTAAAATAACAAATCTTCATCTGAGAGACCGCTAGTTTCGATTTGAGCCGTCTCTTTAGCTGACAAAGTGCGTACTGAGCGCTTAGCAGTTACAGGCGCTTGACCTAATACTAGCTCAATACCGTCTACTTTAATCACATCAACACCCTGCTTGCGACAGAGTGCGATAAGCTTACTAAGCTGTTGTAATGACTCGATTTTCAAACTATCCGCCTATTTGATTAGGGCCGATTTAATTCTCATTTTGCGACGAATAGAGCCAACAACAGATCTGTCGTGCTCATTTTCATTCTCATCTTCGCGGTCGTCGCCATGCTCATTAGAGTCTTCTGGTTGGTCTACACCTTCCATATCCTCGTTATAGTTCTCTTTAAGGGCTGCGCCATTACGGGGCGGGTAGAAGTTGGGCTTTTCCTTATTGTTCTTCATAATGTCGAACATTGAGTCAGATTTACCCATTACTTCGCCGCCTTCGGCCATACGCTCAGCTTTATCTTCGTCTTCAGAGCCGCTGTCAAGCATTGCAGCAGCTTTGAGTTTGGACATAATAGCCGATGCGATTGAGGCCAACATACCCTCATGTTCTTCGTGCTTAGGTTGGTCGTCAAACTCATGCTCAACAGATCCGCCTTCAGCTAGCAATTCCATATGGTCAGACATAATCTCTTGATCAGAAGGCTTTTCTTGGTCGTCGTCATGCTCAAGTCCAGCAGGGCTTTGTTGCATGTCTTCCTCAGCACCATCACCGTATTCGTGGTCAACAGACATATTATGGATGTCGTCGTCATGGTCTGGATCGTCCATATGGATGCGTCCGCCTTCAGCCATTTTCTTCATCTTAAGGCTAGAGGTAGACGGTCCTTGGCGATCTGCGCCCATTTCGTCGTCAGCTTGCTCAGGTTGAGCTTTATCAGACTCAGGAGCGTCTGACATCTCAAGGTCGTGTTCTTCTTTATCAAGACGGCGGCCTAAAGCGTCTACAGGGCTAGCTTTAATGATAGACGACATAGCCATTTTAGGGCCTTTAAGAGCCTGCATACGGGTAGGATGGTCGGTCATCTTATCACCGGTGTTAGGCTTGCGGCGGCTATTACGTTCGTCCATGGCCGCGTCGTCATATTGGTTATCTGGCATAGGACGACGCTCATTTTTAGCATTAATTTCGCCGCCATCGGCAAATTTAGGTCTTTTATCCCAATTAGGGTTAGCTTTACGATAAGCTTCTGCGCGTTTATCTGCTTTTGCGTTTTGTTCTTTAGTGGGTCTTTTATGATCTTCAAAAATCTGGTTGCCGACCGCCTCTAAATCTTTATCTACTTTACCGCCCTCAGCCATTTTCTTCTTAGCTGCTTGCTTTTTGACGCTATAAGCAATAGCAAGGTTTTGAGCACGTTTAGCCGGGCTAGGATTGGCGCGCATCTCAGCAGCTACATTATGTTCGAAGGCTTTTTTACTGGTTTTTTTGATCAAAGGCATTTTAATTATTCCTGTCTGGCTTTTAGGTTCTGGGCTGAGTAACTGTGGGGCTCTGCTTCGCTAGTATGTTCGCCCTCTTCGTGAGGCATCGAGTCGCATATTTCAAACAAAGCTTTTAGGGCTTTCCCTAATGATTTCTTATCTTTAGACTCAATAGCACTAAGGATGTCTGATGCACAGGCTTCAATGCCTTGGTCATCACCATCGTCTTGAGCATCATCTAATTTACCTGCGGGCTCGTCTGCTGAACGGCTTTTAACGATAACTCCAGCAGATTGCGGTTTCTTCATAAAAGGGAGCAATGAGACCTCCACGGTTCAATAGATGTTAATTTGTCGGATTACTCACCTAAAGTACGCTTAATCTCAGCTAAATAGTCGTTTTCTGCTGTTAAACCGGCTAATTCTGCCTCAAACATACTATTACGGTTGGCTTCTGCCCATTCCTTAGAGCCATAGGCAGGCTTTACTGGTTCAGGCTTGTGGGTATAGGCGTAGGTGTCGCGGAAGGCATAGAGGACGGCGTCAATGATATCTGAGTGGAAAGTCTTTCGTAATTGAATTCGATTAGGTGTAGACTTATCCCAGTCGATTTGCACCATATATGAGTCTTGAGCAAATTGTGAGCCGCTTTTGGCTTTAAATAGACCTAAACGCAGAGAATCATTCAATAATTCTACGTTATCTTGTTTACGAGCTTTATCAGCAGGTTCGATAGGGCAATTAAACCTAGCTCTTAAGTCTTCACCAATCTTTTTACCCAAACCGCCTTCGTCCATAACAATTTTATAAGCATTGTATTTCTTTTGAAGTTCGTCTATTTGCTTGGTGAGGTCAGATATACCCTGCTTACGGGTGATTAGCTCCTCGACTAGATAAGTCTCTTTACAGGTCTCAGACCAAGCTAGCACTGCAATAGCGTCTGCGTCTTTAAAGCCGATATCGACACCTAGCATATGGTTCCATTTATGATTAGGCGGAAGTTCTTGGAAATGGTTGATTTTATCACTATATCTAATCCAAAGGGCCTGAACATCTAATACCCATTGGTTAAGCCACTCACGCTTTAGTGTAGGATTTTCATCCGTCCACTCTTTACGCTTTTTTAAGTCCTCAACAAGGTCACGAGGGTTGGGCATGTTGGGGTTATCATATAAAGTCCACTTATGGAGACTAAAACCATATTTATTATGGCAGGTAATGTCAAAGAATAGTCCTTGAGGTACTGGGCCAGGGGTGCCGGTTACTGCCAACCAACCATCCTCATAGTCGGCAATGGCGGGTGTTAACACGTCATCAATAAGACTTTCTAAGTGACTCGAAAAGTCTTGAGCCTCATCTATTGCTACGCCTGGGAACTTGCGACCGCGTAACCTCTTGATATAATTCGGCATATCGGCACCTAGCAAATGTAGCACCGCTCCATTAGGATGTTTCATAGTGAGCTTAGACTCTGTGAATATACACCCAAGACCGTATTTGTCGTTAATTTCTTGGAGCACGGGCCACATAGCGCCTTTAGCTGAATCCCGAGTGAGACCGAGATAAATACACTGGCTCTTAGGGTATTTCTCCATAGCCTTGAAAAACCTATAGGCTAAGCCATTGGTTTTACCGGCGCGGCGAGAGCACTGCGCTGCCATATACCTAGAGGTATCATTAATAAAGGCGTTCTGCATAGGGAAGTTGGCATCTAATGTAATGGGCTTTGCAATAGGTTTAGATTGTCGCTGTAGAGCTTCCTTAACAATGCCTTGTCTACTCGTTAGCGCCATTTTGCACCTTATTTAACATCTTCTTTAGGTCTTCCTCACTTAGTGATCTGAGCATGTCGGCCTCGCGGTCTTTAATCTCAAATAGCAATTTAACGTGGTCCCTAAGGTCTCGAGCACTGGCAACGTCTAGTTTACCTTTGGATGATAGGGCCAATAACTGCTTTATTTCACGATATAGAGCTAATAAACCATCGTTAATGAGACTATCTATTGATATTTCAGATATAACCGGATCGGGTACTACTACCTTCTCATCCGGCCAATTCATCATTACTGGTGGTTTAGTAGGGTACCGTTTCATTAGGGCTTAGGACTTTCGCTAAACACTGCTACGACCACGTTAGCAAAAGGAATAAGGGCTTCTGCAGCAAGCTTTTTACCGATTGTAAAGGTCACAAATATACCCAGTTCACAAAGAGCATACTCAAGCAGGCCGCCATTTTGAACACCGGGGGTGGTGTCTGTGCCAATTTGGCCATAGCCGGGCACATGAGTGGCTTGATGAAGACGCAACTTAGTGACTTTACGTCCATTTAGACTAGACATTTGTAGCCTCCTGGGCTTTTTTAGCGGCGTCGTCCAACTCAATGCGTTTGGCACCTTCTTGATTCAGTTCTTTAGCGCGACGGGAAAAGCGCTGAACGTCTTCGGTATAGACAGATACTTGGTACTGAGCATTGCCGATTTGAACTAGCACTTCGCCCAACTCTTTCTTGATATCGTCGAGACTGCGGGGTTGAGCAGGCAATTCGACCTTTTTACCTTTAAAAATACGTTTCATTTTGTTGTCTCCTTAAGTTAATTAACCGACCAAAAACGGATCAAAAATACAGCCTGGTAACTTTGGCATAAGTTGCCGACCCAACTCAGATAAGTGGGTGACAGCTTTGGGTTTATCAGGCAATAGAGAACGCCCAATGCCTTGTTTACGCCACACGCTCTTAACAAATACCCAATTTACCACGTCACCGTCTTGGAGGATGCTATAGCCTAAGATAACGTCTTCGTCGTCTTTAAGGCAAGCTACTTTTACATGCACCTTGGGGTTGGCTAGTAGGGCCGCTGCGACGCGCTTATAGTTATCCATAAAGACATCTTTGGGCATTTCGCTAAACCAGCTATCACCGTAATAGAGGCCCCTAAGGAATGTGGCCATAATAAACGAAGTGTCCTCAAACTTAAAATCTCTAATGGCGTATAAGCGGCTACTCATGATAGTCTTCTTTTGGCTCCATATACATGCAATACATTTTAACCTTCAACTTATTGATTACATTAGCAATTATGTCGTGCCTAGTCTTTTGAGTACGCAACTTATTTAAAGTCTTAGCAATCTCACGAGTTGACAAGCCATTAGCGTGATATTCCCAAATGATCTGCTCACGCTTTGTCGCAAACTTATACTCTTCCAAGAATGATGATGCCATTTGGTAATAAGTAGCTTTGGCTTCCCAGTTAAGAGGCTCCCCATGGAACCTATTACTACCACTAGACCATTTCTTAAGCTTATTCTCGTCTTGTTCAACATCGTCAAACCCATCGTCTTTAAGCTTTTGATACCACTCATCTTTGAGTAGATCAAACTCAGTTTTTGGGTGCTTCGACATTGGCTACTTCCGGTATGGTAGTAGCTTCTTGAGGACCCGGTTGAGCAGCTGCAAGCTCCGCAGCTTTGGCAGCCTCTTGCTGCTTAATCTTGATATCCATAAAGATTTGGCCAGCAACTTGGCTAGCGGCGGCTTTACGCAAAAGGCGCACAAAGTGACGCTTTTGGACTGACGATTGGGTAGCGCCTAAGTGCTGAATGGCAGATGCCAAAACATAGCGCTTGTCGTCTTTGGGCACGTTTTCAAAGCCGGGGCCTAATAGCTCAATAACTGAGTCGGCCCAGGTATCAAAAGCGGCCATGCCAGTGGGGAGCGGTGTCGGTACATATGATGCAAGATTCTTAAGCAGTAACTTCATGTTACCTCCTTAATACAAGATTGACACATGTTTATTAATGGGTCAAGAGTTTATTTTATTAAGTTTGCCAAATTCCCCATGGTGAGCTAAAGATGCGATATTATAGGCTTTTGCTGCATCTTCTTTAAAAAGATAAAGGCCTAAGTAAATTCTAATCCCATCTGACATTAAATGCGCCTGCCATTTTTTAGCTTTTTTATGCCAACTGACGCCTTTGTAACCACTTTTAGATCGCCTGCTTAATGTCATGTTTTTTTGATTATGTTTACGGCTAACCAACCGCAAATTGCTTTTTCTATTATCTAAAGTGTCACCATTGATGTGGTCTACTTCTAAGTTTTGTGGAGCATTCATAATTAATCTATGAAGGAATAAACCTGTATTGCTTTTAACGCGCCCGTAGTGTTTATTAGCTTTGGTAAATGTCCATTTATATAGCGCTATTTTTTCAAAATCTTCTTTATCGATAAACGCAAACATATTATTAGTTAGTAGCAATTTAATCATTTTGAAAAATTCCTTGTGATTCTGGGA